GATGATATTCAAATAAATGTGGGTAGTTGCTATGATTCGTCAACAGGCAGATTTACTGCAAGCGTAACAGGATTTTATTGGTACGGTTTTAATGTTTTAAGTGATAATGATGGCACAGATAGTTACGGAAGTGTATCTATTAGAAAAAATGGTACTATATATGCGACAAGTCAATTTAGGACAGAGTTAGACAACGATTTTAATGGTCTTGTTACAGGAATAATTTCTTTATCATCAGGTGATTATATTGATTGTCACACCTCCCTTAAAGCGTATGGTGAAAATAGTTCAAACAGAGTGCATACACATGGTGGTGCATATTTAATAGGATAAACATGAGTACAGTATTACTAAATACACTAACAGGCAAAACCTCCGCAGGGTCTATCGTTGTGACAGGCGAAGGTGGTTCTACAACTACGAATATGCAACAAGGGTTGGCTAAGTGTTGGGCTGACTATAGTGGAGCAGGTACAACATATAACGACAGCTTTAACACTAGTTCTGCAACAGACAATGGTACTGGAGATTATGCAATAGGTGTAGGTAATGACATGAGTAGCACAAATTTTTCAGTGGCTGCTAATTGTTTAAATACATCCGACCAAAACACAGATTGTTATGTACATGGACAAACAGCAAGTGCTATAACAGTTCGTGTTAGGGTAGGAGATAGTGGCTCAGATGCTGATAAACCAGTATATGTTACAGCACACGGAGACTTAGCATGAGTATAGCACATGGAACAATAGCATTTGACACGCTTACAACGTCTGACCAAGTAGAAACAGGTACTGAGAAGTCACTAGATACAAGTTACGTATATCATGGCACTCCTAAAGCGTGGGCATACTCAGCCTATTCTTCAGGAACTCCACTTGATTCTGCTTCTTTAAATGTGTCTAGTAATACGGATACAAACACTGGTGATACAAATCATAATTATACTAACAATATGTCTTCAACTAACTCAGGTGCAACAGCAGCAAATTCATCAACAAGTTCATGTCAGGGTACTTTTGCATCAGCAGATACAGCCACTACATATGTGAGAACGATAACTCGTAATACAAGTGATGCGTTGGCTGACCACAATAAATCAGCAGCCGTATATGGAGAATTAGCATGATAGAAACACCAGAATTTCAAGGCACACACTTATGGGAGCGTCTATGTTGGGCGAAGGAAAAGCTAGAGCCTTACAGAACAGAGTACTGCATAGTATGGGAAGACCCTAACGATATGGAAAACCCTGCTAAAGTTACACACCCAGACCCAAACTGGATGGCTTGTGCATTACAGGGTGGCATACTACCACCAGTACAATCCTACTGGGAACTAAAGAAAGATGAAGCAAAGCCTGACTTTGTAAAACATACCAGAGGTCCAGAGCTTCTACATAATATGAAACCCATTGGTCCTATGACTGAAGAAGAAGCAATAGAGTATCTTATAATGAAGGACATACCTGAACATGTCTGGAGAGATTGGGATAAATCCAATAAGCCACGATTGGTTATCTGCACTAAAAGTCAACTTCCTGCAAGTAGGGAGTGGAGAAATGCGTGGCAAATAAGCGATGAACTCACTGTTGAGACATCGGTAGCCGCATAAAGGAGTATTAACTATGGCAACTAAATCTTATATCGTGGACATGGATGGTGCATCTGTTGATGCGTCTGCTGTAACTAAACCATCTGACAGGCACTTCAGAGGAGCATGGAAGCTCTCTGGTAGTACTATATCAGAAGACATGACTAAAGCTAAAGAAATCTTCAAAGATAAAATTAGGAGTGTGCGTCAGCCTCTACTAGACGCTGAAGATGTAATATACATGAAGGCATTAGAAGCTAGTGACTCATCAGCACAAGCTGCAAGTGTAGCTAAGAAGAAGAAACTTAGAGATGCACCTGCTGCAACAGCTATTGATAATGCTGACACTATAGCTAAACTAAAGGCAGCTTGGGATACAAGCACATTGGGTGACAGCCCTTACGCATAAGGATAA